GACTGCCATCATGAAAGTTTCCATATCGCTTCGAGTTCCTTGTCCTTTGGGAGGTGTTCCTATCTCGACATAGTCGCCGTCTTTCTTGCAATACTTGATAGAATTATCGATGTGCCGTGCAATCGTAAAATGAGCTTGACCAATCTTTTCAATACAGAGTTTACGACGTACTCTGTTAGGAAAAGATACAAAGCCCTGGAGATGTGGAGTTCCGCTATCTCCAATCTCCTTCCCAAAGACAATGTAGTCAAATGCAGTAGCATTATTAGTAATGCGGTCAACATCTTCGAAGGTGTAATTGTTTAAAGTAAAACACCAGTGTTTTGCACGAGACATATCGGCAACCAACTCGTATTCTTCCGAACACTCGGTATGCAATATGCGAAGAAACAATTCAGCATCGAAATCTGTCATTTTTTATGTGTCATAAAAAAAGATCTTGAAGTTTTTGATCGAAACTTCGTGCCGACTCAAAACTTCATACCGACTTGAAAATCGTTCACACGATTCTCTTCTCATAATGATATACAGGATGATTAATCAATTTCTTGAAATTTGGTTTCAAAACTTGGATTCGTGGATTGGATTCTACATGAGAATGCCAGACGACGAACATAAAATGGCTTTTATTGCATCTACACGAGAAATGATGTTGGGATTTCTTGAAGCTTTGGAAGAAATTGAATGTGATCCTTTAAGTAATTTACCTTTTATCGATGATACTACGCAAGCTGAACAGAAGGAAGGATGAACTTGGTTCTATCAAGTAGAACAGGAAGATTAGGGATCATAACGTTCATAGTAGCCAAGCGTCCCATGACAGTATTGTCCCTATATACTATCTCTTGATTAGAAACCAAATCGTACTGAATCATCGAAGGTGTTACTGCGTCAATTCGCCCGACAATACGAATAATGACGACATCGAAATAAGGATCAACGCAATCAGTTGCGACCACAGTTGCACTCTGGTGTTTTACAGAGGTGAATGGATGGTCGGCAGAGTTCGAGTTCAATTTGAAAAGAAAGCGATGAATGTCCTTCAAACGGCCTGTTTGAAAAGTTTGATAGTTGGATAGGTTGCTGACAGAAAACGTACTACCTGGAACGACAGCATAATCTTCACCGACTGGAGCAGCTGCATCAACAAGTGTCAAAGCTTGGCCTTTGAATTCCTCCATAGGAACACGGATAGCTTCCCAATATCCCTCATTATCATCGGAGGAATTTAAAAGGGATATCTTAAGAGCACTTGAAACTAACCGAGCTCGGTTAAGATTTTGTCGATCAGTTGGTGTTCCAACATGTGTTGGAAACACTGTATGAGTTAGATAAGACCCAGATCCTATCTTCCATGACATACAGTTGCTTAATCCGGGAAATAAAACAATTAGATTGTCAGCGCCGGTAGCATCTAATGTAATATTCCCGGTGGAACGAAACTTCAAACCAGAGGATCGAGTGACAGCTCCATCGAACAACTTTGGCTGTGCAAAGGTTGTGTCGAAGGGGTCTAAAAGAGATTTCACGTAATCAACAGTTGACATCTTGAATTAATAAGTATAACCGCTAGGAGGATTTGTGAAATCACCGGCCCATTTGGACCGACCGATATACAGACCGTAATTCTTTCGAAAGGCATAAGGTCCGCCGTGGCCTCCGATTTGGACGCCAAGACGAGCAGAACCGTCATAGAGCTTTCTTAAATTACGAGAAAAAGCGGTCATAGCGGTACCATTGTACCAAACATTAACAGCCTCTGTTGCAGATGCTGTCGTAATCAATTCTGGGATGGCAACACGAGGATATTTTACAAATACCTCGTTCCAATAAGGTAGTTGGTCGAGTGGATCGGAAGGTACAAAAGTTGCGCCACAATGAATATTGCTACCTCCGAGACAGGGACCGTAAGATGAATCCAAAGTTCCAGGATACTTCGTATCCCAGAGACTTGTGGTCTTTCGTTCTTTAGTCCAGGCACATTGTATATATAATTCCTGTGTAGGAATTGCTATATCAAGGCCAGACAAAAAACGAAAATGATTCAATACCTTATCATTCCATAGTTCCCATTCACGAACTGTAGGATGATAAGGATCTTGAAAGGGATTGTGTAATTCGTAAAGTTGTTTTAAACCACGAATACAAAAATTTCCTGTATCATAGCCAGGAAAAAGAAAATCAAACCACGCCTGACGGTGTGCACTCTTTTCTGCTTCTGTAGCACTAATAGGAACCCAAATTGGGAACGTTGTAACACCGTCCCAATCATACCATGTTCCATCAGTGTAAGAAGCAGATTCAGTACCAACACCATGATAGGTATATGGATCGAATTGAACATCAAAAACAGGGTTTTGATTTCCTCGATACATTGGAGTCCATGCTAGAGAATCAGACCTAGCGTCAGAAGGATACAATGGATCTTCCGGCAGCCCTACGGCGCCTCCGCCTCCACCGGATAACTCTTCTTCGTATAGTTCTTCTCTTGCATAGGATATAGGGTCGACAATTTGTACGACATCTGGCCGAATACCCATTTGGTTAAATGGGACATTGGAATTGATTGTGCTTAAGGATCTGTTGGAAGATCTCACAGTTTTCGTAGAAGAACCGTTAGGACAGCAACAACAATTCACCATGGTCGGAAGATTTGGAAGAGGAGGTTTGATTAAAAATGTACTCGGAGGAGTAATGAGTGGTATTGCTGATGGTGGAATAGGAGGAGGAAATGTTTTGCGACATGTCGCCGCTGGAATCGTAGGCGGGGGTGGTGGTGGTCAAACATCCCGAGCTGTACCAGGTAGGTTGGACTTTTCAGATGCACCTGATACACCGGGTATGTCGACACTCACCCCTCCTTACGCTAATTATCCTCCTATGTACGACGACGATGAAACTTGGATGCATTCGAACGCTGCGCGTCCCGATATGGAACCAAATCCTCGTCCTGGAAAAATGCCACGATTAGATGATTTCAGCAATAGCCTGGGTACTTCCACAGATGGCGGTACGACCACCACTGGTGGGTATGAGCTTCCTGTTTCAAATGCAGGTTACGCGGGACAAGACGGTGGTCTTTACGGTAACATGGCAGGAACAGGTTTAAATCAAGATTCATATACACAAACAACCGGTGGTTGTTCATGTAGAAAAAAATACACTTGCGAAGAAAAATGCGCATACAACGCCGCTATGAAGGAGAAGTGTAAAGGGTGCAAGACCTATTTTAGAAAAACTAAAAAATGGATCTATCCAAAGAGGCGTAAGACGTCTTACAGACGTTCTTATCGTCGCAACTACCGCAAGTCATACAGAAGAGGAGGTGGGTACAGAAAATCCGGTGGATCCTCTGGTTCACCTATCATTCTGATGCGGTAGTTGCCTCACACCTTCTCAAAATCGGGCGTGCGATAGGATATTGAGGTGCATTAACATGGTTGTATAATGCAAGTAAAAAACTTGAAATAGCAGATACGCTAATCAAAAAGTTCGTAGTCATCATCCAATGCTCAAACATTTTGCTTCGTTAGCGCTTATTTAGTTTTTTATGACGCAAGTGGACCGGACGTATGTACAATCTGTACCAGATTGTGGACATACGGCAAGACGTCCCGTAGAAAACCTGTAGGTTTAACTACTGGTCCGTGGACCGAAGTGGGGTAATAATGGAAATTTTAACTTCGGTCCAATCGACCTAGTCAAATTTCGACACCCACTTCGCAGAGGATCCGGGGCGCGGAGCGCCCCTCGCAGGTCTGTGCGTTCGGAGTGCTAGTCGCGCCAAGCGCTCCTCTCGCACTCCTCTCCCCCGGGACGGGGCCGCGGGCTGCGCCCGGCCCCTGGGGCGCCAAGCGCCCCCCGGGGGTATTCTTTTATAACAATCACCAGGGGGCTCCGCTTCGCGGGAACGAAATGGCCCCGGCGGGGGTGGGGTTAAGGGCGGACTAACCCTAACCCTAACCCTAACCCTAACCTAGGGTAGACGGACAGACGGTACTGAAATAGTGTTTACCTATTACTAGTTACTTTACTTTTTCTGTCCTGGTTGAACCAAGGGGTTCTTACGTTTGTCTCCATTCAAGATGTGGTCCCAGAACTTGAGTTCTTTACCGACCATCATCCTTTCGATGATATCCACACCTTGAACAGGAAATCCAAGAAGATCTTCGTACATGTTAAGAACGTTTTCTCTGGTGATAGTAAAATCGTCAACAGGGCCGAATTCACCAAGAAGCCAGTTAAACAACATGTTAAGACGAAGCATCTCCTCGATGTGGCGTCCGTAAGGAGAAGTCGCAGTACGGAGGTAACCGCGATGAGTCTTAGAAGGTACGAGCATGTAATTGTCTGTGATGTATCCTTTGCGAGATAGATGATTGCATTGCTGAACCCAGCCAATGCCACCGTTAGGAACTTCATCGACTTTGCCCATTATGTTTTATGAGACAAAGTTGTGAATAGTTTTAGGGGTCGGTGGCATGTTTTAGTGGGTTCGTGCCGAGCACGCGCCGACGCGTGGCAAGCACGCGCCTTGGTCGTTAAGTAGAAGTGAGTTGGTAAAATCACCTTTACTTATGGTTAATCGTGTCAATTATTTAAGGAGAATGCTTGATACGCCTAATGACGTATCTGTCCTTAGATAATTTGTTCATGTCAGGATCTTCATTCATGAATACTACAACATGGCATGGTTGAAGTGTTTTAACACGACTTTCGTACTTGGATGAGAACACGTATCCGTTTTTCACATCTTCGAGGAAGTCGTATTGGAGAAACTCTCCTTGTTTGGATCGTGGTGCATCGATGAATAAAACTCTTGTTTTAGGATCGAGAGCGTAGGACATGTCAGCTTTTTTGCCTGGTAGGAGGACTTGTGCATTGTCGTTACAAAAGCAATAGTAATGACCGAACCAGCTTTTCCCAGCGTTTCCTTCGTAGTCAACGATGAAAAAAATGCTTCGTGAGTCTGGGGCATGCTTTAGACTGTCGTAAAGAGCCTGTTGCCAAGGCTTTAAAGGAAAAAGCTCGACTGGTTTGTTTGGAAGATGGTCTTGGACGAAATCGTAGCAAAACTTGGGGTATTTTGCGACAACTAACGGGAACTCTGTACGTAAACGTTTCATATCGGTATTCCCGGTTGCGACTGCCATCATGAAAGTTTCCATATCGCTTCGAGTTCCTTGTCCTTTGGGAGGTGTTCCTATCTCGACATAGTCGCCGTCTTTCTTGCAATACTTGATAGAATTATCGATGTGCCGTGCA